CACAAATACCAGTACTAAACGTAGGAGGTGTAACAGCTGGTGGAAATAGTGCACCAGTACCACAAATACAACCACCAAACTTTAATGTTGTAGGAGCATCACCAATAAATCAATTAACTGCTGCAATATCTAGTCAGCAATCACAACCTATAAGAGCTTACGTTGTAGCTAATGATGTTACTACTGCTCAAAGCATTGATAGAAACATAATAAAAACATCAGGACTAGGATAAAATACATTATACAATTATGAAGATCATAGAATTAATATTAGATGAGAATTTAGAATTTAATGGAGTTGACGCAATATCAATTGTAGAAAATCCAGCTATACAAAGTAATTTTGTAGCATTAAAAGACGAGCAAGTAAGATTAGCGGAAATATCAAAAGATAAAAGAATGTTATTAGGAGCAATACTAATTCCTAACAAACCTATTTTAAGAAACGGAGAAGAAGAAGACTATTATATTTATTTTAGCAAAGATACTGTTGAAAAAGCAAGTCAAATGTATTTAAAAGAAGGCAATCAACACAATGCATCTTTAGAACATGAGTATTCATTAAAAGGATTAACGTTAGTAGAGAGCTGGATAGTACAAGATGGTGTGCATGATAAGAGTAGGTTGTATGATAATACAAAAGACGTGCCAATTGGTACATGGATGGGAGCAATAAGAGTAGATTCAGATGAAGTATGGAAAGATTACGTAAAAGAGGGTGTTGTAAAAGGTTTTTCAATAGAAGGTTATTTTGCAGATAAAGCCGATTCACCAAATGAAACAATAAATGACTTATTAGCTGAGCAACAGTTGAGTAATATAAAGAATTTATTAGTAGAGTTAGAAACAAAAGTAATAGATGATGAGTTTGCTATTATAGATGATAGGTTAGCTTATAGTTCAGAGGATAAAGCTATACTAGTAGCTTCTAATATAGGATGTGAAGGTGTACATGAACATGAAGTTGAAGGGAAAACATGGTACATGCCTTGTGAACAACATGAATTAAAGAAACCTTGCTATGATGGATACGAAATGTATGGTTGGAAAATGAAAAACGGTAAAAAGGTCCCTAACTGTATACCACAAAAATAAAATAATGGCTAAAAAATTCTACACTGCCGCGGAAATACTTAAAAAAAAAGTAACAAGGAAAGGTGTGCATGCTAAAACTAAAACAAGTAAGTTAAAAGCAAGCAAGCATTATAAAAAAACTTATAAAGGTCAAGGAAGATGAAAAAAACTAATAGAAAAAATCCTTATCCATCTTACTCTAGTCCTATAAGATCAACGAGAGGATGTTTGTGTGATGATAATACTTACCATCCTAGATGTTGCGATGGTACAATTTGGGCTCAAGGAGTAGGAAGAACTGAAACCTAGTCTAAAAACATAAAAAAAAAACTATATAATATTATAAAGATATGAAAGCAATTGATACAATTACTAAAATCAAAACTTTGTTAGGCATGGAATTGTCTGAGAACAAAGCTGCAGAAGTAGAAGTTAAAGCTGAAGAAGTTGTTTTAGCTACTATGAATCTGGAGAACGGTACCGTACTAGAAAGCGAAGAGTTTACTAAAGGCAATGAAGTTTTTATTGTTACAGAAGACGAACGAGTTCCTGTACCTATCGGAGAATATCAGCTCGAGGATGGTAGAATGCTAGTTGTTACTGAAGAAGGAATCATTGACAGTTTAACCGAAGCAAATGAAGAAGAAGCTAAGGAAGAAGAAAAAACTGAAAATGAAGAATTAGGTAACGAGTATCCTACAAAAGAAGAGTTTGACGCATTAGTTAAAAGAATAGATGAACTAACTTTAAGTTTATCAGAATCTAAAACTAAACACGAGGAAGAAGTAACTGAACTAGAGACTCAGTTATCTGAGTTACCAGCAGCTAAGCCTATTACACATAGTCCTGAAGCTAAAGCTAAAGAAGTAGAGTTTCAATTTAGTTCAAATAGAGCAGAAACTTCTCTAGATAGAATAATGAAAAAATTAAGTTAATATAAATTTTTAAAATAAAAATAAAATGAGTAAACCTACAATTACAACAACCTATGCCGGACAAAGCGCGAAAAAATATATAGCGGCGGCATTACTTTCAGGAACTACACTAGATAATGGTGGAGTAACTGTTATGCCAAACGTAGCACATAAAAGTGTTATACAAAAGGTAGCCGCATCTGGCTTAATAAAAAATTCCACTTGCGATTTTGACGATCAAGGAACTATTGCAATTACGGAAAGAATTCTTACAACAGAAGAATTTCAAGTTAACGTTAAATTTTGTACAAAACAATTTGTTGATTCTTGGGAATCAGCTGAATTAGGAGTTAGTGCATTTACAAATATGCCTTCAAGATTCTCAGACTTTATTATTGCAAACTTTGCAGATCAAATTGCTGCTTCAGTTGAAACTAATATATGGACGGGGACCAACGGAAACGCGGGAGAAATTGATGGGTATGAAACATTATGGGCTGCTGATGGTGATGTTATTGATGTAGCAAACCCTGCTGCTATTACTGCTGCAAATGTTGTAGCAAAAATGGGAGCAACTGTAGATCTATGTCCTAACACTATTTATGGTAAGGATGATCTTAAGTTATATGTTTCTAAAGATGTAATGAAGAACTATATTAGAGCTTTAGGTGGTCTTGCCTTAGGTTTTGGTGGTGGTTACGAAAACAAAGGACAAATGTGGTATGGCAATCAACAATTAACGTTTGATGGAATTCCTATCTTTATGGCATCAGGTATGTCTACAAACACAATGGCTTTAGCTCAAACTTCAAATCTTTACTTTGGTACTTCAGTACTAAGCGATATGAACGAAGTTAGAGTTATTGATACTTCTGAGACGCTAGGAGATAGAAATGCAAGATTTATTTCTAGATTTGCTTACGGCATTCAATACGGTTTAGGAGCTGAAATAGTTCTTTATAACGCATAATTAAAAGAGTTAATAATCCAAGTAAAAAGGAGGTGTAAAAGCCTCCTAATACTTACAAAAATTAAAAAATATGGCTTGTAATTTAACTACAGGAAGAATAGTACCATGTAAAAATAAATCTGGATCGATAAAGACAGTTTTCTTTGCTGACTTTGGAACATTAGGGACGATAACAGAATCTGCAGGATTAATATCTGCTTTTTCAGGTACACCGGTGTTTTTTAAGTATAGTGTAAGAGGAACTTCTAACTTAGATACAGTAGTTACGTCTTCAAGAGAGAATGGTACAACTTTCTATACAGAGACATTAACGCTACAATTGCAATATTACGATAGAGCAACAAGTGAGCAAATCAAATTATTAGCTGTAGGTAGACCTCACATAGTTGTGGTTGATGCAGACGATAATTACTTACTAGTTGGTAAGGTGAATGGAGCCGATCTCACAAACGGGAACTTTACTGTTGGAGCCAATATGGGAGACTTTAACGGGTTTAACTTAACTTTTGAAGCTTTAGAGACTGCACCTCCTACTTTTGTAACAGGTTCAGTGATAGAGGCTTTAGATAGTGCTACTCTAATAAACACATTCCCAACAGCATAATAGTTTAGTGTTTTTCTAATTAAAGGGGATCTATTTAGGTCCCTTTTTTTTTAAATAAAAGTGTACACAATATAAAAAAACTTAAAAAAGATATTATATATATATGATATACTTAAGTACTGCTACTTCACAGCAAACTTTTACGTTTATTCCTAGAGAATTTGCTATAAATGTAAAGTTAGAAGTGAGAGATGAGCAAACAGGTGAAAAGCAAACACAAAATTTACCATTAGGTAGCTTAAGCGGTTTTAGTTCATTAACAGTTGCATTAAATCTAATAGAAGGTAGATTTTATGAGTTAAGTATTACTTCTATAGGTAGTAACTGGGATAGCGTTACACAGTTTTGGAATCTATTAACTATTGATTGGGAGCAAGGAATTACTAGATCAGGAGCTGCATGGAACTTTGCAACAAATGATTGGAATAACACAACAGGAAATTGGGATACAGTAAGACAAGCTAGAGATTTAATTATATATAAAGATAGGATATTTTGTACTAATCAAACAATCTCGCAAGGAGCTAATGAATATTACGATCCAATAAAAGGTGTGTACAAAGTAGATACATCTAGAAATAATAAATATAAAGTTTATAACGCATAATTATGAGTAGACAACACAGGAGACCAAAAGTTGCAGGTGATATAAGAGTAGTAGAATTAAATAGCTACGTTGCACCTAAGATCATAGAGGACTCAAGAAAAGAATTTGTAATGTATGGTGAAGATAACAACTATTATCAATATTTAATAGACATGTATAACTCATCTCCTACAAACCATGCTTGTATCAACGGTATAAGTGAAATGATATTAGGTAAAGGATTAGATGCTACTGATTCTAACACAAAATTAAATCAGTACGCAGAGATGATTGGTTTATTTAAAAAAGATGTTATTAGAAGAGTTATTTATGATTATTATTTAATGGGTGGTGCAGCTTTGCAAGTTATTTATAACAAAGGAAGGAAGAAGATAGTACAAGTAGAACACATACCTGTAGAGACGCTTAGAGCAGCTAAGTCTACGGAAAAAGGTGAAATAGATGGATATTACTATTTTCATGATTGGGCTAATTACAAGACATCAGATGAGCTAAAGTATATTCCTGCTTTTGGTAAAAGTAAAGAACCGATCGAAATAATGTTTATTAAACCATATAAATCAGGATACTACTATTATAGTCCACCAGCTTATACAGGAGGTTTACAATATTGTGAATTAGAGTCAGAAATATCTAATTTTCACATGAACAATATTATCAACGGTCTAGCACCATCGATGCTTATAAATCTTAACAATGGAATCCCTAATGAAGAAGAAAGAAGTTTAATAGAAAAGAAAATAGCACAAAAGTTTTCAGGTAGTAGTAATGCAGGTAGATTTATTCTTAGCTTTAATGATAATGTAGAGACACAAGCAGACATACAGCCTGTCCAGTTATCAGATGCACATCAACAATATCAATTTTTATCTACAGAATCACAAGAAAAAATACTAGTAGCGCATAGAATTGTATCTCCAATGTTATTAGGAGTAAAAAATTCAACAGGATTAGGTAATAATGCCGAAGAGTTAGAAAAAGCGTCGATCTTGATGGATAATATGGTAATTAGACCTTTTCAAGAATTAATGATTGATAATTTTAATAAGATTTTATACTATAACGAAATAAGTCTTAATCTATACTTTAAAACATTACAGCCTTTAGAATTTACCGAT